CCGTTCCCTACAGTATGCCTCGCATTCAAAGCGATGGCACACAAGCTCTCTACAGCACTGCGGACGAGGGTCTCAAGATGCGGATTTCGCATCAAGAATCCAAGGGCCGCACCAGGCGCATGATCCGTTTAGATAAGCGCGTGGTTGCTGCAGACCCGTTGACTTCGGTCAACACGTATCAGAGCGTAGGGGTCTATCTTGTTATCGATGAACCCGAATATGGGTTTACAGATGACAATATAGACGACATCATCCAGGGCTTTAAGACCTGGCTCTCGACGGCAAACGTGACCAAGGTCCTTGGTTCGGAGTCCTAGGATGGAATACATTCTAGGTCTTCTCACAAAGGTTCCTGATTACGTCTGGCAAGTTATTGCACTGTTACTGCCAGGTAATAAGATTTTCCGTTATATTCACGGAAAGCTTACTGCCCCAGTAGCAATGCAGTGATTGACATGTTAGCTGTTATACACGGCGTAGCATTTTTCTATATGATAGTATTATTTGTTATCATATGGATGCTGTTACGTCGCGATTAACACTTTCATGTCGGCCAGTTGGGGGAGCGCCTGCTGAGGCGCTCCTCCACCCGTCGAGAGTGGTTACAACGACTGCCCTCCGGCTTTTGCCGGGGGGGAGGCGGACCCTGTGGCTGGAAGCTAACCCCCTAGTAAGGAGGAAGCTTGAAAAGCCACGTGAGTACCCTCCGAGAGTTGGCTACACAGATCCTTATGGACTCTGTAGCCATGTGTGCAGCTAACGAGTCAGCCGATCGTGATATCGACACTCTGATATCACGGGTCGAACACGAAGGGATATCTTTTCTAACGATATCCCTACCTTCCTTTGGCGCAGACTTCGAAAGATGTCTAGACCAAGGTGAAGTGGGCTCAAAGTACTTTCGAGGTTTTCGAAAGTACCGAAGAATCCCCGCATTTTTGCGAGGTATCTTCAGCCTTGTGTTCGATGCTGATACAGGAAGGATCCTTGACGAACCATCAGTTTCAGCTATTAAGTGCATTAGGCAGATTGCCTTTGCATTTAAGAAGGTGAAGCTGGCTTGCTCCCCGAAAAGGGTGCGCAAGGCTTTTGCTGGTTACGTCAAGGATGAGCGCGATCTTGCTGAGGCCTTGGCTCCTGAGGACGTCTCGTACTTTCTTGACGTCTCAAGTCTCATGTGGAATTGGTTGAGTGCTGACCGATATCGGTCTGTATTCGACTTTATTCCAAAACATGGACCAGGAGCTACTGCGGATCGAGTTAGCGGAAACGCTAAGTATCGATTCCGTAGTTGGCACGATCGACTCGAACGGTACTTCCCTCTTGATGCTTTTGCGTTGGCTAACGTCAACGCAATGCATTCTGAGGCGTTCGAGAGAATGTCGATCGTTCCGTCGGAGCAGGAATTGCCTGTAAGGGTGATAACTGTTCCTAAGACTCTCAAGACCCCCCGTATCATTGCGATAGAGCCCTCGTGCATGCAATATGCACAACAGGCTGTATCTCGAACCCTCGTTCAGGGTCTCGAAAGCAATCGGTTAACTCAAGGTCATGTGAATTTCACAGATCAAGGAGTTAATCGAAAACTTGCATTGATTTCCTCACAGACTCGTTCAATGGCAACATTGGACTTGTCTTCGGCAAGTGACAGAGTACCTTTGTCACTTGCAATCCGCATGTTCGATATGTCACCCGAGCTTCAGGGTGCCATATTGGCATGTCGATCGAGGGAGGCGCAATTGCCATCAGGTGAACGTATTTGCCTGAGGAAATTTGCGTCCATGGGGAGTGCTCTGTGTTTCCCTATCGAGTCGATGTACTTCTACACGATTTGTGTAGCGGCTCGTTTGAGGAAGCACGGCCTTTCTGTGACCTCTCGAAACATCTTTAGGATGTCTAGGGAGGTCTACGTCTATGGAGACGACATTATTGTCCCCACAGACGATGCTGCAGCTGTTGTCGGTCACCTGCAAAAGTACTATTGCAAGGTGAATATGTCCAAGTCTTTCTGGACTGGGAAGTTCAGAGAGTCTTGTGGCATGGATGCATTCAACGGTGTGGAGGTAACACCTACCTACATCCGAGAAATGCCTCCTGACAACAGGCGGGATGCTAGTGCACTGATCTCCTGGGTGAAGTCTAGTAATTTACTCTTTAAGAGTGGTTACTGGCTCACTAGCTCATTCCTCCTAAAAGAGTGTGAGCGACTACTGGGAAAACTTCCAGTGGTTGGAGACAGGTGTGCTGGACTTGGCAAGGTATCATTTATGCGTGGCTACTCCATTGGAAGATGGAGTAGTCAATACCAGTGTCCGGAAGTACGGACCTGGGTCGCATGCCCAGTTTATCGCACAGATAAACTGAGCGGATACCCTGCTCTGCTCAAATGTCTGCTTCAGATGGAGACTCGCCTTGGGTACGAGTCAACGTCTGATGCGGATCACTTGAGCAAGACC